CAAGAGCAAGTTTTGAGATGGATATCCCGGGTTCACAGGAGGCAGCAACGAGCTGCTGTTTAAATTCGGGAGGATAATTAGGGCAGCCTTTTCGCCTGCCGGGAGTCACATTTTTCTGCATATCTGATACTTTGGTTCCCACTACTTATTTGGTGGACACCACTTTGTCTAATTCGTCAGATTCTGACCAGACGGTTCAGGCTGTACGCTTACCCCTTTCTAGCACAGCGAAAAAATGTAAATCCTGATAGCAATATGATTGAAAATTAATAACTTTTCGTTAGGCAGTTTTGGGGGTGAGTTGCAAGAGGGGAGACTACTGAATAACTCAAGTTTTATAATCGAGGGGAAAATGGTGATGGCGTTCATAGCAAAACGCCCTCAACCATAAAGGTCGAGGGCGCTTAAGATGTTAAAAACCCGCTATCCGTTAAAAAACAATGTTCAACTAAGGTCAGTGACATTGCGCTAAAAAAGCGAATTTTTAGAATTTGGCTCCTCTGACTGGACTCGAACCAGTGACATACGGATTAACAGTCCGCCGTTCTACCGACTGAACTACAGAGGAATCGTGTGAACGGGGCGCATATTACTTAGCGGTACCTTGTCTGTCAACACTAAATTTCATAAGTCATTTCAATTGGTTAATTAATCTGCAAAGTTGTTAATTAATGAACATTCGTCGCCGAAAACGAGTCTGTATCATTAGTGCGATGCAGTCTCTGCAAAGGATCTTGTTGATAAAATTGGCAGAAACGTTGCCACAATGAAGGGAAACGAGGAGCAAAAAGTTCTGGGGCGCTAAAGAAATATTCAGAAAGTACGGCAAAACATTCAGCAGGATCACTGGCAGCATAAGCATCAATGCTCGCCGCATTCTCGCCAACCAATTCGATTTCTTCCTGAATGTTGTTCATTGCAGCATGAAGATCGTGTTCCCAGCCAGCAACCTCACGCAACGGAATAAAGGGAACTCCGCTGGCGCGATCGCCGTTACGGGTGTCCAGCTTATGAGCGACTTCATGAATAATCAGGTTAAAACCAGAAGCATCAAAAGAATCTTGTATATCCAACCAGTTCAAAACGATAGGCCCTTGCTGCCAGCTCTGACCTGACTGAACAATACGTTGGTTATGCACCAGACCGATATCGTCTTCCCATTCATCATCGACCACAAATGGCGCAGGATAAATTAAGACTTCATGAAAACCATCCAGCCATTCCAGTCCTAACTCCAGAACGGGTAGGCAAAATAGAAGTGCTATCCGGCAGCTTCTTAATGAATCCAGTTCAAAGCCCTGTAAAGGAACAAGCCGCTTTTGCTGTAAAAAACGTTCGGCAAGAGTGACTAATTTGCTTTGTTCCTGTTCCGTCAGACCCGTTAAAAGGGGGATCGATAGTGCTTCCTGCCAGGGAAGGGCAGTTTGATGTGCTGATTCTTGTACTTTCCAGGGCCACTTAATCATCGTTTTGCTCGCAAACTCGTCACTTGAACAAAATTGCACGGACAGGGACTGTTAAAATGCCAAATTTCCTGGCATCATGGCAACCATCTGAACGGAGAGATGCCGGAGCGGCTGAACGGACCGGTCTCGAAAACCGGAGTGGGGGCAACTCCACCGGGGGTTCAAATCCCCCTCTCTCCGCCAAAATTCAATCACTTACACATCATTAAGTCAGTGACAAAAATCACACTTGGAATTACTTGGAATATTTTCTTGGAATATTTTCAGGTAACGGGACATCAAGTGTTGGTGAAACTTTAACCTTCCTGTCATAGATTAGCACTTGCCCCTCGGTTTTGTGACCAGAGAAAAGTTGCTTATCCCGGCTGCTTCCTTCATAGTCTGAAATTCCTTTCGCCTTCAGATCATGAAAGGTGAAGTCGGTTAAAATACCTGAAATTTTGCCTGCGCGATTTCTTGCTTCTACCCACATTTCGTTAAAGCCTTTGTACATATATCGGTTGCCATATTGATTGCTGATTACATAGACGGATGCTGGTAACTGTTTTGCTTTTTCGATCGCCGCCTGTAATCGTGGACTCCATGCTTTTATCTGTTTTTTCCCTGTTTTCCCTTGCTGGATAAAGATCCCGTCGTTTCCAATCTGCTCCCATTTCAGTGATAACACATCGGAAACCCTCGCTGCACACAGATAGGCAATTTCCATTGCGATAAAAACAGGAAGAGGTGCAACGCTTAATACTGCCTGGTATTCTTTGTCGGTTACATATCGTTCGCGGTTTTTGGCCTTGAATTTACTTACACCTGCACATGGGTTACCCTTCACGTAACCTCGCTCATACCCCCAACTGTAAACGCGGGACATACTGCTTTTTTCATGGTTGGCTTGCGTTTTACTCTGCTCCCCTCTTTTGTCCATGTATCGACGGATGTGTTCTGGTTTTATGGCATCCGCTGGTACCTTACCGAATACGGCAAGCAACTTTTTTTGATGTTGCAGATAATCTTTTTGTGTTCTTGGACTAAGGTCACTGTAATAGGCGCTGGCGAGGAATTTTTCCCACAAGCGACCGAATGTCATTGCACGATCGTGATTATTTACAGTTTCCTCATACTTTTTCCATAAAGCAGCTAAACCATCCTTGATGGCGGTTAGTGTTACAGATTCTCTGGATGTTGGTTTCCATACATAACTATATTTATTTGGGTATACATTTGGAGGTAATTTTTCGTGTTCAGGATTTTTCCTTCGTCTTCCCATCAGATTGCACCAAAATTCGGCTCTACCTCGCGTGGTGGTAAAGTTTTATTGCAGGTAAATAGATCCCGGCTGACAATCGGTTTGCCACTACGATTGGTATAGAACGGAAGCCCGTTTTCCATTAACCATTTTCGCTGGTGGCTTGCATATTTGCAGCCTGTTAATATTAGCAATTCATCTTCGGTTAAAAATAAGCTGCTCATAGCCATATCTCATAACCGCCGCTAACTATATACGGTTAGCGGCAATTAGGGTTGAACATTAAAAATCAGCCTGACTCGGGATCAGTTTTTGCCAGATAGCTGAAACGTATTTTGCCTGGTAACGAGCGTCATCAAGTGCATTATGGTGCTCACCTTCGAATGGGATAGCAGTTCTGGCATCGAAGTCTATGGCTTTCCCCAGCTCAACGATTGTGCGTACATCGCGATCGTTGCTGTAGCGCCACGGGCAGGGGATACCCTGTCGTTCGTATGAACGGCGTAAAATCACGTTGTCGAAGTTGGCCCCATTACCCCAGACCTGAACAAAAAATTCACCGGAGTTTTCGTCGATAAATTCCCGCAATTGCAGTAGTGCATCATCTAACGGGATTTCATCGGTCATAATGGCAGACTGCGCTTCACGTGATTGCTTCAGCCACCATTTAATGACGTCACGATCAATGACTCCGCCAGCAGTATCCAGATCGATGGTCTTGCTAAATTCTGGTCCCATATCTCCGGTTTGCGGATCGAAAAATATTGCGCCTATTGAGATAATCGGGGCATCGGGATTTTTTCCCATGGTTTCAAGGTCGATCATCAGATGAATCCCCGCTCTGCTGGTGGATGTGAGATTATGATGACTGTTCGCCTTAATTAAGGGATCTGACGCCTCGCCAGTTTCACTATCGCTGGCATGATGCTGATTGCCGCCAGTGTTCTCCTTGTGCTGATGTGCAGTACCTTCCATTTCCTCCGGATCATTTTCCTGAACTTCAGGCTGATTCTCTTCATCGAATATTTCCTGGTATGTTGTGTCACCCATCACCGCGCCACAATCAGGGCAGTTGCCGCCACCGCTCTGACCGCAGGCGGTGCAGACTTTTTCCGGTTCCTGTTGCTGGCTCGCTTGCAATATCTTTCCCGATTTCTCGCAGCACAGAATGCAATGTATGAGCTGCTGTTTTCTGTACATCAGACGGTAAATCTTTAAATTCCATCGTCAGCCTCATCAGTCAGTGTTTCTGGCTAACCAGCAACGCGCGCCAGATTCGGTTTTAAACGTTTTGCTTTTGGTATATGTCATCGCGGTGAACGTACCGCCCTGGTTGGGGAACACGCCGTACACCAGAGATTCGTTGTTGCCAAGATCGATAGTATCCATGTTGACCTCATTTCCCCTTAACGCCGGGGTAGCGGAACTGTTTGCTGAGAACACCGTGCGGTGTCTTGATGGATCGTAATTTAGTTTTCTCATGAATATTGGTCAAGTGCTTTTGATGAGAAAACTCAATATTTAATGCAAAATAAAGCCAATACATTGAAATGTAAGACTTTAAAATTTGTGAAGGGGGGTTATTGATGTTTGTTACGTTTGCGAGCTTCTAGTAGCTCGGTGAATAGGCGATTAAAATTCTCAACGCGGGCACGGAGTTCGCTGATTTGTGCTTGCTGCTCTGATTTTGGAAGTGCGCGATACAATCGCAACATCTCCAACTCATCTTCCGATAAGTCTAAGGCGCTGTTGAGTGCAACTGGTGGATCTGGTGTTTTATCCTCGTCACCAAACAGTATCCAAGTTGGTGAACATTGCAATACCTCAGCCAGGCGATGCAAATTTTGCCCGCGCGGGGCTGTATGGTCGCTTTCCCATAGTGAAATTGATGAGCCAGATACGCCAGCAGCTTTGCTTAAATCGTTTTGACTTAAACCAACCTGTTTGCGTCTTTCTCTAATTCGTTGACCTAAAGTTTTCTCGTTCATATTTAGATATCTTAATAACCCTTGACTTGAGATTCCTTGAGTGATTACTATTGAGAAAACTCAACTTTGGAGGGGTGATGTTTAAATCAGACGTAATTAATTTTTATGGGACGAAAGCCAAAGTAGCGAAAGCTGCTGGTGTTGATCCATCTGCTGTTTCTCAATGGGGGGAACTGGTTCCTGAAGGTCGCGCGATGCGCCTGCAAGAGGCATCCGGCGGGGAACTTCAGTACGACCCCAAAGTTTATGACGAATATCGTAAGGCAAAGCGGGCGGGGCGGTTGAACAATGAAAATCACCCCTGAACAGGTTTGTGAGGCTCTGGATGCCTGGGTATGCCGACCAGGAATGACACAGGAGCAGGCGACGATATTAATCACGGAAGCATTCTGGGCTCTGAAAGAACGTCCGAACATCGATGTTCAACGCGTCACGTTTAATGATGGCGAGGTTGATCAACGGGCGCTGTGCGTTAACCGGGTGAAGATATTCGAACGCTGGAAAGCTATCGACACCAGGGATAAGCGGAAAAAATTCACGGCGCTGATTCCGGCAATTATGGAGGCTATCCGAATTAGTGATTTCAGGCTGTATCGTGAGATCAGTGATGGAAAAAGCATTACGTACATGATCGCCGGATTAAACAAAGAATATGGCGATGTGGTGGAGTCCGGGCTGCTTTTTGCGGATCCATCTGTTGTGGAACGTGAGACTGACGAGCTTATAGAAAAAGCTATTGCTTTCAAGCATGCGTATCGTCAGCAATATCAATATTACTTTGCAGATAAACAAATGTCTGCCAGGGGGTCGTATGAGTATCGATGCACTACGATGGGCTAAAAAGGTGAAAACCGGCAGTTCATCCAGTAAGTCAGTATTGACCTGGCTTGCTGATATGTGCGGTGCCGATTTGTGTGCATACCCGTCTGTATCTGCACTGGCAGAAGTAACGGAACTGAACAAAAAGACTGTGCAGGACAGCTTACGACACCTGATGGAGATTGGGTTAATTGTTGATACCGGTGAGAGAAAAGGCAGAACAAAGCAAATTGTGGTGTACCGACTTATCGGTGTAGAAGAAAGTGTTGCCGAGCCTGAATACACCCAAAAACGGGAGTCTTTAAAGGTGGGTAAAATCGGTGCTGTTAATAAAAACAGTACCGAAAATGGTTATGTTTCAGCACAAAACAGACCCAAAAACGGAACTCTTAGCTGCATGGAAAATAACCAAAGACACCCAAATTTTCCATCAAAGACACCCAAAAACGGATCACGGAACCCAAAGGAACCCAAAGAGCTAAACCCCACACATAACGCACGCGAGAGTGCTCCGACCAGTGAGCAGAAAGTTTTGTCGTTACAGGCTGCACCTCCTGTATTCCTGGATGGCCTGAGCGAACCCATCGAAAAATTTCCGATGACCGATAGCTGGTATCCGTCACGGGATTTTCGACGACGGGCTGCGTTGTGGGGGATGGCTTTGCCGGAGACAGAATTCACACCTGCTGAACTTGCCGCCTTCCGGGACTACTGGGCTGCTGAGGGGAAAGTGTTTACGCAGATTCAGTGGGAGCAGAAATTCGCCCGTCACGTAAATCACGTCAGGGCGCAGGTTAAACCAGTCAGCAAGGGGGTAAACCATGCAGCAGCACCAGGTGACACCGCATCACGGGCAGTTCAGGAAATTCGGGCAGCACGTGAGCAGTGGGAACGTGAAAACGGATTTATCAGCGACGGAAACGGCCTGGAAGCTGTGGGAACTCATGGGGGAGGTTTATTCGAACCGCTGGACCCAGAAGAACGGGGCCGCACCTTCGAAGCTCTGGATTGCACAGATTGGTGCGATGACTGAGCAGCAAATCCGACAGGTCTGCCGCCAGTGCATGGACCGCTGCCGGGCGGGTGAAACATGGCCTCCGGACCTGGCTGAGTTTGTGGCGCTGATTTCTGAAAGCGGAGCCAATCCATTCGGTCTGACGGTGGATGCCGTGATGGAGGAGTACCGTCGCTGGCGCAACGAGTCCTGGCGATACGACGGGAGCGATAAATACCCGTGGTCTCAGCCTGTGCTGTATCACATTTGCCTCGAGATGCGTTCAAAGGGGATTGAGCGGCAGATGACCGAAGGGGAGTTAAAACGGCTTGCAGAACGGCAGCTGACGAAATGGGCAAAGCATGTTAGTAACGGCCTGAGTGTTCCGCCAGTCCGGCGACAACTGGCGGCACCCAAACGCCCGTCGGGGCCAACGCCAATTGAGTTGCTGAAACAGGAATATGAACGCCGGAAAGCGGCTGGGCTTGTCTGAGTTGAGAAGTAATTTTTACCGGGAGGAAATTTATGGAGACTGTTTTTGACGCACTGAAAGCAATGGGAAAAGCCACATCCATAGAACTTGCTGCGCGCGTGAAGAAGTGCTGAACGAACTATGGGAACTGAAAAAGGCTGGTTTTGTTGATAAAAGCGCGTACACCTGGCGTGTGGCTTATAACAACGTTCAGCAGGAACAGCCAGCGCAGGCAGAACTGCCGGAAGAAACCACCACAATGAGTGAAGTTATGCAGCGCATACTGGCATTTTATCAGGGAAATGTTCGATATTTTAGACGTTACTAGATTAAAGAGCATTAGTTCAGATGTGAATTGACATTGTGTGGCACAGGGTTGGGCTAGCGTGGGGGTTTGCTTTGTGTAAGAAACGGATGCTCTGCAAATTACTACTAATGCTTAATGTTAGTCTGATCTGCTCCCCGATGATTAATACACCGCTATGTTAGTAATGTCTGTAGATCGCTGTGTGTTGCATCCATCGGTTGACCCCACAGTCCAAACCAGACTGTCAGCTTTGATTCGATTCTATCTACTCAACCTGTCAGGTAATGTCTGAGCTAATACACAGAGTACGGCTATCGCGAACTTTAAGCTAGGTATCTGATACGCACCGTTCACTTGGTTGTACTTCTTGCACTGACTAGCTATCGTGCGCAGTTATTTATAGGTAATCTCCAGTGTATAATTTTCCAACTTATGGGAGATTGTAAAACAGGAGGAATATATGAGGAAAAAATCGTTTGGACGTTGCCCGTTTGATTTCGACGAAGATGTAAAAAAAATAGCCGCGATAAATAAATATATCCATGCGAAATTTGAGAGGCATAAAAATAAAATAGATAACCTAAAGGGGGTGGAACAAAAATTGATGGTTTTACATTACTTTAATGTACTGAATGAACTTAGTAATCAGGCTATATTTTCTTTGAGTACCGGAGCCTTTTCAGCATCGGAAGTATTAACTAGAGTTATAATGGAACAGGCTGCCAATCAATTTTATATAGCAATTGATGATGGAAAAAATGCACAAGCATTACTCAAGGGTAGTAAGAAATTAGTTCATAGTAATGGGAAACGGTGGCTGGAGTGTTTAAAATCCAAAGAAATGACTAATCCAGCAGCAGATGAAAGGATTCGTATCGGAAAAGAGCTAACTGATATGTTTAATAGATTGTGGCCAAATACACCTGAATATCCTGGAACCAAAAAGCTTTTCGAAGTAATTGGCTGGGAAACACACTATCATGCCTATTACGTCCCTCTTTGTGATTCAATACATACATTCTCTGATGATATGGCAAATATAGTATCTCTATATAATGCAATCCAAAGCGATAAAACTACTGCTATCGAACTCACTCTTGCAGTTAAACAAGAAAATAAACGGCTGGCAATTTATAATGTCGTAATTGCTATTGGCCTGCGGTGTGAGGCCTTAGTAAATGTATTTAACTCTTTAGGTTATCGAGATATTATAACTGAAATGGCGCCAACAATAGATGCAGTCAACCAGATTATAATTCGATATGATGATTTCGAACATTCCAGAATTTTTTATTGTCAATAATTAATTGGCAGAATTCGTACATGCACAACAACTAGTTATAGTTGACCTATTTCGCTCTTGAGAGACAACCATACTCAAATCTTCCACATTGCAGGAGATTTGAGTATGAATACGTCACCGAGGAACAAAGACAGTATCATAGGCCCAAAAAGACCACTTCAGATATCTCATATCTGGGGGCTCCAAATCCGGCTTGAACTGGAAGGTAAAACGCGTGATTTAGCTCGGTTTCAAGCAGAGCTACGGTGCTGCAACTGAAAAACTGGCAGTCCTATCCAATTTGAGATAACCAAAGGGACAAGAGAAGCTGTTTCTGCATTGATAAAGCTTGGCAATTTACGCAGTAAAGACTACTTGTTCCGATCTCGGGTCGGTACTAACCAACACATATCAATCCTGCAATATAACCGAATCTTTCATAGGGGGGAGAAAAGCTTGGTCTCGAAGATTCGCTTTACAGCACACATTCCATGAGAAGAACAAAACCTTGCCTTGTCTGCAAGAAAACTAAGAATCTCCGGGTGATCCAACTTCCGTTGGGCCATAAGAAAACGGAAAGCACAGTTCGTTATCTGGGTATAGAAGTTGATGATGCATTAGAGATCTCTGAATCGATCGAAGTCTAAAGCTGTCAGGGCTGCAGCAGCAGCCCTGTGCCAAGAGCGTACCAATATATGTCTCAAAAAATTGGGCACAGGTCAATATCAATACCAACAACTCTGATTGTGCTCATGTGATTTACTCCTGTAGAAAACGCAGACAGTAAAAATATTTCACTGGCTGCTTCAGACAGGGCGTCCATCATATCATTACATAACAATAGCGGGGCACGATATCTAGACATGCAGCAACGATGGACATAGAATGAGTACAATCAAAAGCATGTTTAACTACTTTAATTTAAAAATCTTAGAATCTTAGGTGTAGAGTTCAATACTTAGTTACATACCCTTTTGAAAGCATCACAAATCATAACTATGAGCCTGTTAAAGGCATAGGTATTCTTAATTAAGAGCATTTTAATGAGAGAAAAATAAAATGAAAAGACTATATTATACCCATCATGATAGTCGAACCTTAAAACTTGCTGTAGAAGGTGATGTTTCTGATAATGCGAATATTTTTACAGTAATTGTAGGTAAAAATGGCGTTGGAAAAAGCAGATTGTTATCTCAGATTGCTAAAGACTGTATTCAAGATGTTCATTTCTTGAAAACTTTTAATCCATTATTTGACAGAGAAATAACACCAAAGTTAATTGCCGTATCTACCAGCCCATTCGATAAATTCCCTCCAGGGCGTAGGTCATTAAATCACCAAAGGAAAGAAAATAATTATCGCTATGTGGGTATGCGTGGAGAAGGCCCCTTCGGCGTATCAAATGCCGTATCCCTTTTATCTTCAGCAGCGAGAGGTTGGCTAGAGAAACTTGCTTATTCAGAAAATCCTGCAAATTTACTCGATGTTTTTCATTCTATTGATTTTGAGCCCCATATAGAGTTTGTATTTAAACCAACTTACAACGGACCGGACACTCCTGACTATAACTTCATTGGTGTATATTCAGATGAGATATTAACGGAAGTTAAGGAGTTATATTTAAAATACAATATAAAAATTGACAGGAAGAATATTGAGAGTCTCTTAAAGTTAAACTCCGAATCACGTCATGATATTTACGAAGCACTGGTTGAAATTAATCGATTTGAACCTGAACGTAGGGCTGTAACCTTGTCAGTCGATTTTACCAATGGTGAAACATTGGTTGGCTCGACTTATGCGAATAATTATTTTTCTAGATCAATTCTTAAACTTATGAACGCTGGCTTCATGAGATTGATGGATATGCGACTCATAAAAAAAAGCTATGGTCCCATGTCACTTAAACGTGCGAGCTCGGGAGAACAATGTTTATTAGTGATGTTGCTTGGAATTGCAGGGCATATAACTGATGGTTCTATAATACTAATTGATGAACCGGAAATAAGCTTGCATCCTCGATGGCAGGAAGAGTTTATCATTATGTTAACAAAAGCATTTTTAACTTACTCAGGTTGTCAATTCATAATTGCAACTCATTCACCACAAATAATATCCAATTTGCCGAATAAAGGTTGTTATATAACATCTTTGTCGAAAAGTTATCTTTATAAAGCAAAATACTTTAGCAACCGGTCTGCAGACTATCAACTTGCGGAACTATTTGATGCCCCTGGCATTATGAATGAATACATTGCCAGATTAGCTTTCAATTTACTTTCAAAAGTTAAGACTGCTAAGTTAGTAACAGATGATAATTGGCGTGAATTAAAACAACTCCAGCTTCTCCTTGAAAACGTTAATAGTAATGACCCTATTAATGAACTCGTAAATTCCGTATCTCAGGTGTGTGAAATTTATGCCAAAAATTAAAAATCCAATTAGATTCAGCGCAGAGTCATTAGATATTATTGAGAAAAAATTGTCTTCTCCAGATTTTAAGCATACCAACTGGGGAGATGATGATTTGCAAGTTCTCCGTGCAGAAATTAGAAATCATTACAGAGAAGAACAAAAGCTAGAATGTGTATATTGTCATGAGCCTATTGGGGTAAGAGCTGCACAAGCTGCTCCTATAGAGCATATTGTGCCAAAATCTCAATATCTATGTTTTATTTTTGAACCTAAGAATCTATGTGTAGTATGTCCTGACTGCAATGAATTCAAAGGTAAAAATGAAGTGTTATTTGAACCCGTAATAAATGGGGGGCGGCGCAAAAACTATCCAACTGCATCTGCATCATTTCGCATCGTTCATCCACATATAGATGATTATGAGATGCATATTATAAAAGCAAATCGTGTTTATGTGGACAAAACACCTAAAGGGCACTATACCATTGGAATATGTAAACTAAATAGATTTTTTCATTATTTTGGGATGTGTGATGAATTTGTTAATGATGCAAAAATTGCTGAGGCAAATGAAAATTTTTTCAAAAAAGGTAGTATTACTACTAATGAATTATTGGATGATGACATTCATTTGATTTAACTATGAATTATTATATTGTAAAGTAATCAGGTAAGATATGTTAGACAGTGAGACTATTGCCTTACAGAATTCATTATTCTTATGGATCGCCTTTCTGACTGATTTCATATTGGCGGGGTAACGGGAGTTAAGTAGAATGGCTGCGGGTGCTTGAGGCTATCTGTCTCAGGCATGAACACCAAAGGCAGATAGAGAAAAGCCCCAGTTAACATTACGCGTCCTGCAAGACGCTTAACATTAATCTGAGGCCAATTTCATGCTAGACACATGTAGGTTAGCCTCTTACGTGCCGGAAGGCAAGGAGAAGCAGGCTATGAAGCAGCAAAAGGCGATGTTAATCGCCCTGATCGTCATCTGTTTAACCGTCATAGTGACGACACTGGTAACGAGGAAAGACCTCTGCGAGGTACGAATCCGAACCGGCCAGACGGAGGTCGCTGTCTTCACAGCTTACGAACCTGAGGAGTAAGAGACCCGGCGAGGGAGAAATCCCTCGCCACCTCTGATGTGTCAGGCATCCTCAACGCACCCGCACTTAACCCGCTTCGGCGGGTTTTTGTTTTTATTTTCAACGCGTTTGAAGTTCTGGACGGCGCCGGAATAGAATCAAAAATACTTAAGTAGCGCGCAGGGATAAGAGGGATGGTCCCTTAAAGGGGAGAGCTAATTATCCGGAAGGATTCTGATGATGAACATCGAAGAACTGCGTAAAATTTTTTGTGAAGATGGCCTCTATGCTGTGTGCGTTGAAAATGGAAATCTTGTTAGTCATTACCGCATTATGTGTTTGCGAAAGAATGGGGCTGCGTTAATTAATTTTGTGGATGGTCGAGTGACAGACGGATTTATCTTGCGCGAAGGTGAGTTTGTCACTTCATTACAGGCACTGAAAGAGATCGGAATAAAAGCAGGCTTTTCAGCTTTTGCAGAAGAATAAACTCATCTACAATCTTGCGCGGGGCTGAACTCCCGCTGAGTAACACCGTGCCACCGGAGAAAACCGATGGCACGCAACGTAAAATATTACAATTCTGATAATTCGCCCGTTCTTGCCTGCACGCACGAGCGGTATTCTCACGCATTCAAGTCTGAATGGTTCCAACACCCTCCATGTACTGAAGAGCAGGCTGAATGGACAATTCAGTGTTACCGCAGGCGCGGATACGAGGTTAAGAAAGCCCTTAGTCTCGACTACCGTCACTGGATAATCTCCGTCAGGCTTCCTTACTCTGAACGCCCACCGCGTCCGTCTCGCACATTCCAGCAACGCATCTGGAGGTAACGTGCGGGTATTACTTCGACCTGTTCTGGTACCGGAACTCGGGCTGGTGATCGTTAAGCCGGGCCGTGAATCCATGCCAGTATTCCACAATACCCGGGTATTGATGGAGCCGGAACCGAAAAGCATGCGTAATCTGCCGTCCGGGGTCGTTCCTGCCGTTCGCCAGCCGCTGGTGGAAGACAAAACATTGCTGCCGTTTTTCAGTAACGCACGGGTGATTCGTGCTGCTGGTGGTGCTGGTGCATTGTCTGACTGGCTGTTGCGCCATATTAAATCCTGCCAGTGGCCACACGGCGATTATCATCACAGCGAAACTGTCATTCACCGTTATGGTACCGGCGCAATGGTGTTGTGCTGGCACTGCGACAACCAGCTGCGTGACCAGACATCCGAATCACTCGAGCAACTTGCTCATCAAAACCTGTCAGCATGGATGATTGACGTCATCGGTCACGCAATAAGCGGTACGCAGGAGCGTGAATTATCTTTGGCTGAATTATCCTGGTGGGCGGTCCGCAATCAGGTGGCGGACGCGCTACCGGAAGCGGTATTACGTCGTTCGCTGGGGGGGCGTGCGGAAAAAATCCGCTCAATGTACCGTGAAAGCGACATCGTGCCGGGAGAGCAGACCGCCACCAGCATACTGAAGCAGCGCACAAAAAATATTGCGCTACCGCCTCACACCCACCAGCAACAGAACCCACCACAGGAAAAGACGGTGGTCAGCATTGCCGTTGATCCGGAGTCTCCGG